TAGGATAAGGAATGAAATTAGACCCAGTTCTACTAAATATGGCGTGTTCATGGAGCAAGAAGGCTTATGGGCCTGTAGTAGATAGCCCTGTGATAAAGGTAGAAAACAAGTGGACAGGAGCAACTGCCTACATCGTCAAGCGCAAGTCTATTGACGTAATAACTTTTAGGGGTACTCAAAAGAAGCTTAATGATATTTTGACTGACATTTGTGTTATACCAGTACCTTACGCCGGAAGGCTTTGTCATGGTGGATTTGTCGCTCAACACGCCTCTATCTGGAAAAAAATCAAAAAACACATAGACCCTAAAAAGCGAACATTAATTACCGGGCATTCGTTGGGCGGTGCTCTTTGCGAGCTTTCCGCTGCTAAATTGATGCAAGAGAATAAACGTAAAAAAGAAAGTAATGGCCTTTATAACAACATAAACGTCATTACTTTCGGAAAGCCGAACGTCTTTTTCAAAGGATTTAAGAGGCCTATGGAGCTTGATACTCAAATCTCTGTAATAAACCACTGTGATTCTGTGGCAATACTGCCAAAAGTGTGCTACGGGCCGTCTACGTCGCAGCGAGTGCTGTATTTTGGTGGAAAAGGCCTTAACCACATTGATCCCTCTAAAGAATTTAAAAAAGAAGATAGAAAACTGGGCGAAATAAAAGAACGCGCGACCGATCACTATATTGATAATTACAAAAAACGGCTCAAAGTTTTCTTGGAAGAACAAGACAAGATTTTAAATGAAGACGAGATAAAAGAACTTAATAAAATGGCGGACGAGGTTGAAAATGAAAAATAGTATATTGTTGGGGATGCTCTTTTTAACAAGCTGCGCGGCAAGTGAGCAAGCCATAAAAAACAAGGACCTATACTGTAGTGACCTTTACGTGGGAATCCGTGCTGTTGGTCGAACCGTTTCTGAAATAGCAACGGGTGCAACCATCGTGGACGTGTGCTCAGAGATAGACAGCATTGTTGAAAATGCGGAGGAAACCGCTGACGCAAGCACCAAAAGCGTTGAATAGTTTTGTTAGAAACTTGGAGGCAGGGGTTAAACTCTGGCTAATATTAAAATAGGAGCGATCATGGCTACAGGTAAGAAAAATTGGATTCAAAAGGCGGTCAAAAAACCCGGAAGTCTACGGAAAGCGGCGGGAGTAAAGAAAGGACAAAACATTACGGGAAAGCAGCTAAATAAATTGGCTAAGTCTAAAAACCCCACCACTCGAAAAAGAGCAAATTTAGCAAAAACATTTAAGAGCTTTAAAAGAAAATGAAGCTTAAGGGCATACTAAAAGCCTTATCTCCCACGCTGGTCAATGTAGCGACTTCCAGCAACCCCCTTGCGGGTATGGTGGTAAAAATGGCAGCTAAAAAACTGGGTATGCCTGACAATTCATCACTAGAAGAAATCGAGGAAACGGTGGAGCGGGAGCCTGAGAAAGCCCCTTTGTTAGCGCAAACTGAAAGCGAACTGAAAGCGATGGAGATTAAACTGGAGACATTTAAGGCCGAAAATGAAGATGTGCAAGATGCGAGAAGCCATTTTTCCGAAGATTGGACTCCGAAAGCTTTCAGCATTTTGGCCCTCGTGTTATACGGCGCGTATGTGATGATCGTAACAATGCTGCCTTTTGAGCAAAACGAAACGATAATCAGCCTCGTCCTCGGTCAATTATCAGGAATTTTGGGGACTTGCGCGGCGTTCTTCTACGGGAATAAGAGCAAATGAAAAAGCTTATTGAAATGTTGAAACGGCACGAGTCGGTAAAATATAAGGTGTATAGGGACATGAACGGCTTGGAGCACATAGGAGTAGGGAGAAACATATCTAAAAACGGGCTTGGCTTGTCCGAGGATGAAGTAGAGTACCTTCTCGCCAACGACATAGAGCGGGTAATCAAAGAGCTGTCCACAGAATACCGCTGGTTCAATGATTTAGATGATGTGCGAAAAGATGCTATGATCAACATTAGCTTTAATCTCGGAGCCACAAGACTAAGGCTTTTCAAACGTGCCTTAGGCGCGATGGAAAAGGGCGAGTATAAACTTGCCGCAGTAGAATTTTTAGACTCTAGGTGGAGTAAGCAGGTAGGCGGCCGCGCCTTAGAGTTGTGCGACCTCATAAGTACAGGCGAGTATGTAGAGTAATGGCTTATTTTCGATTGGCATTAACACCCGGAATTGATAAACAGAACACGGAATATGGAGCCGAGGGAGGTTTTACCGACGGAGACAACGTCCGCTTTCGATTTGGCCTTCCCGAAAAGATAGGAGGTTGGACCTATTTTAATGGAGCCCCTGCTTACCTTGTAGGGTTTGCTAGTGAGGTATTTTCTTGGAACAACAACGCTGGAACGCCCTACTTAGCCGTTGGCACTAACCGAAAAATTTATGTATCACTGGGCGGTGTATGGGCCGATATTACTCCGCTTCGAGAGACTACAGGAGCCGGAGCAGTTACCTTTGCCGCAGTTAACGGGTCAGCCGTTATTACCGTAACAGATACGGATCATGGCGCAGAAACCGGAGATTTTGTGACTTTCTCTGATGCAGCTAGTCTAGGCGGCAACATTACCGCTGCTATTCTCAATTCTGAATATGAGATTACTGAGGTACTGACTTCTTCTACCTACACCATTACAGCTCCTGTTGCGGCTAACGGCAGCGACACGGGCAATGGTGGCGGGGCAACTGTTGGGGCTTATCAAATTAACGTTGGTGCTGATCGAAGCTTTTTTGACTTTGGTTGGGGAACAGGTACTTGGGGGGCAAGCACGTGGGGAACGGCTCGAACGGTAGTGGATCAACCAACTATTTTTGCGCGGATTTGGAAATTTGATCAGTTTGGGCAAGTGCTAATTATGCAGGCGGTCAATGGCGCTATTTATGAATGGAATCCTGCAAGTGGAACGGATCAACGAGCAACCGCAGTTTCAGGAGCCCCTACCAAAAGCACGTTTGCTCTAATCACATCCCCCGACAGGCATTTAGTTTGTTTTGGTACAGAGACCACTGTGGGCGATCCAGCTACTCAAGACCCATTGTTTGTGCGGTTTTCTGATCAAGAAAACATTAATGAATTCACGGAAACCGTGACCAACACGGCAGGCGGCCAAAAGCTTTCGGACGGAAACCGGATAATGACGGCGGTCCGTTCTCGTGGTCAGGTACTTATTTTGACGGATACATCACTGCATGGTATGCAGTACATCGGCCCCCCTTATACTTTCGGTTTTCAACAGCTTGGAAGTAACTGCGGAGCGTTGGGTCCTCACGCGGCGCTTGATGTAAATGGTTTGGCTATGTGGCTCGGACACGAAGCATTTTATGCGTTTGACGGCACGGTGAAAAAAATTCCTTGTACCGTTCAAGACTATGTTTTTTCAAACATAAATTTGGTCCAAGACGATAAGGTCTATGCTGCCCTTAACTCAGACTACAACGAGATTACGTGGTTTTACTGTTCGGCTTCTTCCGATTACGTGGATCGCTGTGTTACCTATAATTATTTGGAAAGCGTTTGGTCCATAGGAACGATGGCGAGAACAGCGTGGCAAGATGTTGATTCTTTTGAGAAGCCTGTTGCTACTGAGCACTTCCCAACAAGCGCGGCAACTACTATTTCGACTATTTACGGCCTGACCGTAGGCCGAAGTCTTGTTTATAATCAAGAAGATGGATACAACCAAGCGGATGGGACGGCGGTAACGGCTTTTATTAAGTCTGGTTATTTTGACTTAGGCGACGGCGATCAAATGGTATATATGAGCCGCTTTATTCCTGATTTTAAAGATCAGCTAGAAAACCTAGTGGTTAACCTGTTACTACGCCCTTACCCACAGGCCACGGCTAATCCTAGTTCGTTAGACCCGTACACAATCACCCCTACAACTCAAAAAGTAGATACGCGAGCGCGGGGACGGCAAATATCTATTAAAATAGAAAGTTCCGATATTGGGTCGTGGTGGAGATACGGAACGTTGCGTGTAGACATACAACCGGATGGTTTACGATGAGCAAAATTGCTAATGTGCGTTTACCTGATGCGGCGACAGGCGACTATGACCCACGTCAATTCGATCAGTTGGTCCGCTCGTTAGAACAAATAGTGCTTCAGTTGAATTCCACTTATACGCCAGTCGTTACAGAGCAAAAGGGTAATGCCCGTTCGTGGTATGAGGGAACTTAGGTGGCAGACAAGTATTTTCATCAGCGACTTATCCCCACGGCAGCGACGGAAACAGCCCTTTATACGGTCCCTGCTGCTAATACAGGAATCATTAAATCTCTGCGCGTCACTAACGCGGACGCCAGTAGCTCAAATATTAGCGTTACACATTACGACACAGCGTCGGGAACGGCGGTGTATTTATATAAAGAACAAGCCCTAATCGCGGACGCAAGCGCGGACGTTTTTGGGGGAGTCCCTTGCATAGTCGAAGCAGGGAATGTACTAAAAGTTACCTCAAGTCAGGGGAACGTTACGTTTT